AATATAATACTACCAAAATAATAAAAACCCTATATAATACTAGGTTATGTTACAGAAACTCAATTTTAAACCAGGATTTAATAAACAAGCTACTGAATCAGGTGCTGAAAGTGAATGGGTAGATGGAGACTTCGTAAGATTTAGATATGGTTTACCTGAAAAGATAGGTGGTTGGGAACAACTTACCGTTTCTAATGAAACTTTACCAGGTGCTGCTAGAAGCCAACTTGCTTTTAGTAGTTTTAAAGGTGAAAAATATACAGCTATAGGAACCTCTCAAGGTTTTTTTTTATATTACGGAGAAGCATTTTATGACATTACTCCTTTGGATACAGCAATTACTGGAGCAACGTTTGACACTGTTGAAGGCTCTAGTACTGTTACAGTAAATAAAGCAGGACATAATTTAGCTGTTGGTAGATACATTACTTTTACAGGGGTTGTAACTCCTAATGGATTTACATCTTCATCAACGTTTACTGATGGAGCTTTTGAAATTAGAACTGTAACTAATAATACTTTTACTATTCAAACTCCTATTGTAGCTGCAGCCGGTGCTTCATCTGGAACAGGGGGAGCTACGATTAATCCTTATGTTGTAGTTGGACCTACTACTCAAACAGTTGGTTATGGTTGGGGCACGTATCTTTGGGGCAATTCTACTTGGGGCACTGAACGATCTACAAGTAATGTGGTTCTGGCACCAGGAAACTGGAGCCTTGATAATTTTGGTGAGGTATTAGTTGCAACTATATTTAATGGTGAAACATTTACTTGGAATGCGGGAGCATCTGGACCAAGAGCTATAAGAGCTTCACAGTCTACAACTAATTTTAACACAACAAACAATCCAACAGCTACAAGAATTACTATTGTGTCAGATAGAGACAGACATTTGTTTCACCTTGGAACTGAAACAACTATAGGTGACACATCAACACAAGATCCAATGTTTGTAAGATTTTCTAATCAAGAAGATTTAAATACATATGCACCTACAGCAACCAACACTGCAGGTACGTTTAGATTAGATACAGGTAACGAGATTAGAGCAGCCATACAAGGTAAAGATTATATTTTTGTAACAACTGATTTAGCTGCTTATGTAATTCAATTTGTTGGTCCACCATTTACTTTCTCTGTTAGACAAGTAGGTACTAACTGTGGATGTATTGGTCAACATGCAATGTCATATGCAAATGGAGCTGTGTGGTGGATGTCAGGTGAAGGTGGTTTTTTTGTATATGATGGTACAGTTAAATCTTTACCATGCCTTGTAGAAGATTTTGTATACTCAACTGATGGGGATAATTTAGGATTAAATTATAATTCGGCAGATGTTATTTATTCTGCGCCTAATTCTTTGTACACAGAAATAAATTGGTTTTATCCTAAAGCAGGTTCAACTCAGATTGATAGATGTGTTACATACAATTATTCAGAAAATGTATTTACAACTTCATCATTAGATAGAACTACCTATCAAGACCAAGGTGTCTTTCAAGTACCTTATGCTACAGATTATGACGATAGTGCAACCCCAGTATTTTCTGCCATATCTGGTATAACTAACAAATACGGAGCCTCTATATATTATGCTCACGAAGTAGGTGATGATCAAATAAACAGTTCGGGCACCACGTCTATTGATGCATTTATACAATCTGGAGACTATGATATTACTTCAAGAAAAAGTGCATTGGGTCAGGCGACAGGGGTTGTTGATTATAGAGGAGATGGAGAGTTCTTTATGTCAGTTAAAAGATTTATACCTGATTTTAAATATTTACGGGGAGATGCCACAGTCACATTATTTGTAAGTTCTTACCCTGATGATACAGCGGTTAGTTCACCACTTGGACCCTTTACAATTACAAACTCTACTGATAAAGTAGATACTAGAGCAAGAGGTAGATTAGTATCTCTTAAAATTTCAAATGACGCTGTAGGTGAGTCATGGAGATATGGTACACTTAGAGTTGATGCGCAACCGGATGGTAGAAGATAATGATAGATAAAAGAATAACTAGTAGAAAAAATTTTCAAGGTGGAGGAGCAGATGCTTCTACTACTTCTTTTTCAAAAAGTTTTGATAGACAGATGGGAACTAACACTGCGTCAAGAGCTAATAAAACTGTAGACAGAAGACAAAAAGAAGGTCAAGATCAAGCAGATAGAGATAATAGAAGAATAGAATTAAACAGACTTGCTAGACAATCAGCGGCAGAGAAAGCACCTGATGTAAAACCAAATCCATTTCAAAGAGGAGGTGGAGGAATAGGACAATTACTAGCGTCTCTACTTGGATTTGCTATGGGTATCCCAGGTCTTGGTTTAGCTTTTTCTAAAAAAGGAATGAAATTTATAGGGGACAAACTTGGAAGAACTAATCCTGATGGTACTCCTATGAGTACAAAACAATTTGAAAAAGAAATGTATGATAAACGACAACAAAATAGATTAGATAAATTATTTGCTGCAAAAGATAGGGGATTTAATCAAATTGGTTTTGGTGACTTTACTAAAAAGACTGTGGATTTTACTCCAGGTCAACAGGCTAAGATAGATGAATTATTGGCTAAAGGTTATCTGCCTAGCACTGCGAGAGATGTAGATAGTGCGAGAGGTAGTAATTTAAGAAACGACTTAACTACGACTATAAAAGAGTTAGCGCAACCTAATATAAATGAGTTAGCACAACCTAATATAACGGACAAATTATTCCGAAAGAATTTTAATTCTTTTCCAGGAATGGGAGTAACATCTCAACCTAATATTAATAATGAGTTTGGACAATCTCCACAATTTAACGCAAGTTTAATAAATGAGTTTGGACAATCCCCACAATTTAATACAGCTTTAACGAATGAATTTGGAACTGCAGATAGAGGTATAATAGATTCCAATGCAGCCTTTGCTTTTGGTCTTCCTTATGGAACTTCAGATCAAGGTTATGTATCACCTTATGGAACTCCTGATGATCCAGAGGCTAATGTTTTACCAACATCTAACGAACCAAAATATATGTTTGCCGGCAACTATTCTCAAAATGCAGTTGGCAATCAACTATATGGAAAAGAATATGATTTGTTAAGTCCATTTGAACAAGAACAAATAAATAAAGCAATTGAAACATATGGAACTAGATCTACAGGTGAGTTAGCTTAGATGTTATGGCAAAGATAAGTAACTATATACCTGAACCTAAACCAGAGTATGAAGTAGAAAACCAAAGACAAATACTTGAGTCTTTAAACACAATGAAACAACAACTTAATTTTTCTTTTCAACAAGACTTAAAAAATGAACAAGATGCATTTAATTATTTCTTATCATGAGTATATTTTATAAAAATCAAGGTTTTAAACAAGTTGATACAGCTAAAGCAACAGTGCTTACCTGCCCTGTTGATGGATCAATTATAGTTAAAAGTATATATTGTGCAAACAATGATGCATCATCAGCTATCTTAGTAAATATGAATTTTGTTGATTCATCAGATTCTAATACTGAATATGAATTTTTTAGAGATGACGTAGCAGCTAAATCACAAATAAATGCCTCACCTGAGGGCTTGAATTTAGAAGCAGGTGATGCTATAACTGTACAAGCAGCTACAGGAAGTAGTAAAATACAAGGCCTGATAAGTTATGCTTTAATAAATAGAGAGAATGAAAACGGATAATATATATAAAATAGATTGTACGACTATAACAACTTATAGAAATACAAAAACAAACGAAGTGTTTAAAGAGAAAGTAGAAGGACCCGATATTGTACAAGATGTTACAGTTCAGGTTTCTCCTAAAGGATTAGACCTAATGCAGAAAGTGATGAATAAACAAAATGATAATAAGAAATCAAACACCTAAAGGTGGAACTGAATTACAATTTAGTTATTTAGAAAAATACGTAGACAAAAAATTATTAGACCAAGTACAAATCTGTACAAGTGTTCCAGGTAAGGTACCAATTGATCCTAATAAGGTAAATATACTTTGGCAAAAAAATTCTTGGGACCAACCTAATTTACATCCATGGTTTAAAGATAAAAACAATCACAAACAATATGATTGGTATGTATTTAATTCACATTGGAGTTTTGAAAAATTTAGAATGATGTTTGGATTACCATTAGAAAAATGTGTGGTAATTAAAAATGGTATTGAAAAAATACAAAAAGCCAAACCATACGAAAAAGGTCAGCCTATTAGAATTATCCATCAAAATACACCTTGGAGAGGACTAAGTGTATTACTAGGTGCTATGCAATTAGTTAAGAATCCATTAATTACTTTAGATGTTTATTCATCTACCGAAGTTTACGGAAAAGATTTTTTTGAAAAAAATGATCATAATTATACACAACTTTATGAACAAGCAAAAAAATTACCTAATGTAAATTATTTAGGTTATAGACCTAATAATTATATTACAGACAATATGCATAAATATAATATGTATGTGTATCCTAGTATTTTTGAAGAAACTTTTTGTATATCTTTATTAGAAGCTATGGCTGGAGGTTTATATTGTATTACAACAAACTTAGGAGCTATCTTTGAAACAGGTGCGGAGTTTCCAATGTATATTCCTTTTGATGATAATTATAAAAGATTAGCTAGTAAATTTGGTTATGGTATTGAAGCTGCTGCTAACACACTACATGAACCACAAATACATAATCACATAGAATCACAATCTCACTACGCTAATATATATTACAACTGGAGTAAAATAGGATCAGCTTGGACAAGATTTTTACAAGGAGCTATAAATGCAAAAAAGTAATAAAGCGCAAGGCGCTAACAATGAACCCATCTGGTTTACTCAAAACGATACGAGCGTCACAGAAATAAATATAGGTTCTCATTCACCATATAAAATTATGGTATGTACTCCTTGTCATAGTGACACTTCAATGCATTACACTCAATCAGTTTTAAAATTTCAACAAGATTGTATGCAGAGAAAAATACAAGTTAGTTTTACTTTGATGAAATCCTCTTTAGTTACTCAAGGTAGAAACTTGTGTGTAGCTGAAACCTTAAATCATGAGGATGGTTACACACATTTATTATTTATAGATTCAGATATAGACTTTCAATCATCTACTATATTTAAAATGTTAGATGCAGATAAAGAT